ACATCTACATCAGGTCCTGATGTATCAATGTCTACCATAGGAACATCTTTTTTTTCTTCGTTGTCTATTGGCATAGTTTCCTCCTATGTATTAAATGTAGTGCAACATAAATTCTGGGTCAGCAACGGTACCCAAAACTTCGTCGTCGTTAAGAATACGGACTTCTCCGCCTTCTATTGGTAATCGTGATCCAGCGTACCTTGCAAAGATCACCCAATCTTTTTCTTTACACCATGCGCCTTCAGGAAATTTTTCTTTATCCTTATATGCGTCTGGTCCTATTTTTAAAACATAACCGCAGTTAGTTGCGATTCTTGCTTTGTCTAAAGATTCTTGTGAAAATATTAAACCACCTCTAGTTTTTTCTTTTGGTGTAAAAGGTAAAACTAAAAGTCTCCAACCAGAAGGTTCTGGTAGGTTGTCTATTACTTTGTCAACGTTTGTTTCGTCGACTCTTTTTAATTTCTCTTCTTTATCTTGCTCTTTATATTTTTCTTCAAGAGCCATTTTTATCTTCGGGTCTTCCGAAGTCGATAACGTTTCCTTGCTCATTTTTTTGCTCCTTTTCTTCTAGCAGGTTAGAGATTTCCTGTTGTATTATTTGTAAAGCATGTGCTTTCCCAAGCAAATACTTGTATTTTTCCATATTGTCAACCGATCCAGATGTATAAGTTTCTTGAATCTGATTGATTCCTTCTTTCAACATTCGTTGAATTTTGTAAACAATAGTTATTGGGTCCATCATATTTTATAGGCTTGTAACTCGTTTAACTTTTCTTGTGCATCAGCTATTTTTTGTAATTGTTTATCAACCTCATCAATATGCTGAGGATGTTCTCCAATACCTACAGAATTTTCTAAGTAGATTTTTATTGTAGCGTCTGCTTCAGATATTTGAGCGTTATATCTTGCTTCAAGCGCGTCTAGTATTGCTCTTTTCACCTATAACTCCTTTTAATGTTTTAGCTTGTTTAGCATGTGTCTTAGAGGCTTTTTTCAAACCTTTAATAACTTTTTTTATTTTTGCTTTTGCTTTTTTCATATTAACATCTCCATCTTCTTCGTGCCTGACGGATTCGTGAGTTAGGATCATTTCTAGTTTTGGCTGATGCTCTTTTGAGTTGCCCCAGTGAACGTGCGCAGTATGATTTTCTACGTTTTGCAGCTTTTGATCCAGGCTTCACTTTTCCTGTCACGGCTGTTTTTAATTTTGAACCGGGATTTAATCTTCTATAGGCTTTGACACCGGCTCGTGTCATACCTGCTCCAGACTTTGTAGGTCTAAAGTTCTTTTTATTTCTAGCTGGCATTGTACCTTTTTTGTATAATTCTCTAGACGTTTGTGTTCTTGCTATCATTATACTTCTACCATCCTAGTCATATTTATAATTCCACCATTCATAGCTTTTTTTCTTTTTGTAAATGTAGCAACGTTAGTTGGTTTTGGACCAGTATTACTTGCTGCTCTTTTTCGTCTGACAGCACTCGCCTTTTGCGAGCTTGTCATCCGTGTGGCTTTTGCAAGTGGGACGCATTTTGGATACTTCCTTTTTGAGCCGCTCGCTGATTTCCTTCCACATGGTTGATACTTCCCGTTCTTCTTCGGGGCTCCTATGTCCACCCACTTCTCGTCGAGCCATTCTTTAAGACCTTTTTTTGCCATTAGACATTCTTATACGCTTTTCTTTTACCCTTCATTATAGCGCCACAACCTTTGGTGAATAACTTTTTAGTTGATCCACCTGTACTCATTTTTTTTCTACCCACTTTGCCTTTGCAATATTTGGAAGCCCAAATATTTGCGTATGCAGACGGGTAAACTTTAAATTTTTTCTTCGCTGCCGCTTTACCTTCCGGACAAAGTTTAGCCATTATCTCATCTCTTTTCCGAATCCTCTTTTAGCTTTTCCTCTAGAGCCTCTGTTAAGTTCTTTTACGACTCTTTTCTTTTCAGCTTTTAGATTCTTCTTACCTTTTTTAGTGTATGCTTTTTCTGCATCTACTCTTCCAAGTTCTTCAAGACGATTTTCTCTTTTAGTATTTTTTGCGTGGCCACCTTTTTTCATTCCACCTCTGTCCATTAGTTCAGTAGGTTTTCTTTTTGATTTTTCGTCTACCCCGTATCCTCTAGAATACATTGCAGATCCGCCACCCATTTTTTTCATACGGCCACCTTTCATTGCAACCGTTCTGTCAGTATCAAATCCCATTTTTGCTACGGCTTCTTTACCCTTCTCAGATTTCATCATCTTAGTTAAACCAGGATTTCTACTTCTGCTTACTGCTTTTGCCATGTTATTACCCCGTTTGTGTGTTTTTTTTAATCTCACCTTTTTTCTTAAGTTCGATCATACTTTTATCTTTTCCAGAGTAAACTTTACCTTTTGCTTTGTCGTGATCAGGTCTAGGTCTTACTCTAGGCTTTGGTTGATAGTCAGTTCTCATTATTTTTTTCCTCCTTGGCCATTACGCCATATTTGTGTTCCCTTTATACCATAAACGCTCGCCACTACAAGAATCCACAAATTTGTGAACCACGTCGGCAGTGATGCGAAGTGTTCAAAGAACAGTTTTACTTTGTCCATAGCGGTTGGATCTTCCGATATAACCGCCCAAGCCAAAACTAACACGGGCGCAGACAAAATCAATAAAATAAATTCGTCCTTATAATCATTTTGACGAGCTTCTAACAATTTCCCTTGATAAGCTTCTTCACCTCGGGCTTGACGCTCTGCATGTAACAGTTGTGCGTCTGACATCGCCATTTTCGCCTTCTGCTTGTTGGCATAAATTTTACTTCCAGCAGATACGGCTAATTTAATTGCCGATAACCACATATTAGTACCAAGTTACAGTTGATCTTTTGTTTTTTAGCATTCTTCTTTGACCTTGTACTCTGTCTTTTTGAGATTCATTTGGTTTTGACATCTCAACAGGTACTCCGCCTTTTAGATAGCCGTCTTTGTTTGTAAATTTCTTGAAATCTACGTGTTTTGACTGAGTTTTGATCATGGTTCTCCTATTTTTACTTAACTATTTATCGTTTTTAAGTGCATTTTGCAATAAAGTTTTCTCAAGTGAAGTTTCAGCTCTCATTTCTGCTAATTCTTCGTTCTGTTCTAACTTATTGTCTTGGTTTTGTTGATTCATGACTGCTTTCATACGATCTAAATCAATTCTTTTAGACTCATATTCTTTTCTTCTTTGATTTTCAGCTGCTCTTAAGTCTAATTCTCTAGCTTTTAACTTAGCAAGAGGGTCATTATCAAATTGAGAAGTAATTTCTTTCTCTTCCTTCATGAATTCTTCTGTCATTTCAGCAATTAACACAGCTTTTCTTGCTTCAAACTTATCAGAAAACTGTTTTAACTGTTGTTGTACCTGTGGATTTTGTGCCATTGCAGGATTTGCTTGAGCTTGTTGTTGTATTTGTTGAATTTGTTGTATCTCTTGAGCCATTTCCATTTCAGTTTGCTCTTGTGCCATCAATGATATGTGTTCAAAAATATTTTTTTCTAAACTTGCCATGATAGCTGGATTATTTCTAGCAATATTAGTAGCCATAAAATTTAAATGAGCTGTAATGTGTGCTCTATGATCTTGTCCAGGAAAAGCTTGAAAAGGTTTTCCAGCCATCGCATCAATATGTTCTAGTGCAGGGTCTTTTGGAGCAGGTGGCTGAGGACGTATTAATATTGAATCTACATCTTTTACACCCAACGCTTCATACATGTTTCTATAAACGTTGTATGTATTGTGAATCTGTGGATTTGACATTGCCAGTTGTAACTCTGTTTGCGCTAAAGATATTCGCTGTGATTGAGAGAAAATGTTGGGGTCAGCAACTGGCAATATGTCTATCCTATCGTCGAAGTCCATCTGTTTAATCATTCTTTGACCACCGACGACGTCGTATGGATATTCTTGAGGTAAGTATGTTTTAAATACTTGTGATAATAATTTAAATTCTTCTTTTAAGGCTGCGTAAATTCTTTTGTGGATTGCAGACATTGTTCTGCTTCCTCTTTCAAGCAACGCGACTGTCGTTCCCACCGCGGCTTGCTGATTACCCTCACCTATTTGCAGGTCTGCTATGGAAGCAAATCTTTGTCCTGCATTAACTACGACACCCATAAGCTGTAACAGAGTTGATGAAGGCTCTTTGTATGGAAGCATCATAAAAGCATCTCTAATACTTCCGCCTGGCGCATCTACATCTCTAAATTCTCCTGGTTGAATTGATTGTGCATCATCTCTAATTCTTATTCCTCTTTGTTTAAATCCTGCAGGTAAGTTTGATAACGTTCCTGCATCTAACAAAGATCGTAAAGCAGCTGTTGCTGTTCTTGATAATCCACCAATCATGTGAATCAAACCAAAACCATAAAAACCTAGTCCTGGTAAAAATTTAAAGTGTACAAAGTAATTTACTTTTCTTTTTAATGGGTCGTTTTGTGCATAGTTTCTTCTAATAGATAGAATTGTTTTTGAATCCTCTTCTATTGTTACGATGTAAGGTAATTTAATTCCTGTCGGTTCACCATCTTGTCCCATATCCTCAAATCCATCTAAATCTAAATCAATGTGAAACTCTAACAGTGTGTGTAGGTCTTCGTTTTTACCTGTTTTTTTTATTCCTTCTAGCTCATGTTCTTTCTTTTCTATTTCTGTTTCATGTGCTTGTCCAGGTCGTGGTATTTCTACATCTTTGTAGAAACCCAGCACCTGTTGTTTTCTCAAATCATTTTCTGTAATCTTAATTACGTGAACGATAGCTTCCGCATCTTCTAATGAGGTAGCAGAATACGGAACTACTAAATCGTCCGCAGGGACAAACTTAGAAACAGCTCGTCCTAATAAATCATCATAGTAAACTTTTTTAAAAGTTGATCCAGCTAATGGAAGATGAAATAACATAGAATCAAACTCAGGTTCGTATTCCCTCATTTGATCCATGATTTGATAATTCATAAATTCTTTTACACGGTTCGCTTGTTGAACTTTTTGTGGAGTGTTGATTCCTAAAATTTGTGTTCTTACTGGTCCAGTAGCCGGGAGTAACTCTTTATAAGCGAGAGCCTGAAACTGTGTAACAGCTTCAGCCAAAACCGGGTGAGTCGCGCCCGAGGCACCTTGAAACGGTTCTGATTTTTTTTCATATTTAAATCCTAATAGATCAAGTCCAGTTGTGTAGGTATGTTCCCAATCTTTTCTTGATGCTTTGTAGTCTCTATAATTTTCTATTAATGATGCGCTTAATCTACCAGATTCTGTTTCGTCTAAATAATCTGCTAAGTTTGCGTTGTGATCTGTTGGAGGCGGTAAGTTTTGATCTTCACCGTAATTAATATCTACAGATCCATCTTCGTTTTCAATTACTTCAGATGGAAATCCTGCGTTTTCTGGTTCAGATATTTCTTGAACCATTTCATCTTGAGTTACTTCTATAGTTTCATCTACGTTTGGTAGCGCTTTGTCTATTTCTGCCATTTATTTTCTCCAATCGAACTGTTTTAACATTGTTATATTTTAAATTCAAGCCCTGTGGTTGAGGACCAGATTTAGGTGGTAGTAAGTGCACTTTTGGATATTTATTCGTCATAAGTGTATTTTTCCATTTCTTGTAAATCTACGTCGTCTATAGACTCTTCTATGTCTTTAAGCTTGCCATCACCATCAGGTCTAGCTGTTGCTTCTTTGTAAGTTACACCCCCGGTTTCAGGATCTAGTTCTAATTCCATTTCCATTTCTTTGTAGTAAGGATTATCAGGATCATCTGATTTTCTAACTGTTATTCTATTACCTTGTTCTCTAACTTCATAACCATCTTTTCTATAAACATATTCAAATTCTTCCGCTCTATTACCTGTAAAAAATTTTGGTCCGTCTGCTTTAATTTTAGCTATAAGATCGTATATAAAATTAGGAATAGCATCAGCACTTCTTTCAACTGTTTCAACTACTTTAGGTGCAAGTGGTCCTAAAATTTTTATATATTTTCCAAGAACTGGGATAGATGCAAGTCCACCTAATATTTTCATTGTCTGTCTTTTTTTAGGATCAAATCCATCTTTAAAAGCT